AGATGTATTTTCTAACTCAGACGAAATATCTGTAACAAATAATGACGGAGAAATTGAGTTAACATACAACGAACAGAAAGATGTTGTCTTACTTAAAACATATTTGATAAATACACTAACAAACACCACCTATTACGGAGATGGAGGTATATTCTTTTTTGACGAAATAGAAGAACCTATAAATGCACTAAAACTTAGTTTTGAGGAAGATATTGTCGTTGATTCTACTGACAATTTTGGATATGTTGCTTTTCACTATAATAATGGAATGAATGCGATATATACAATACCACTAACAGGACACTCTGTATCTGGAGCTGATCTTACAGTTAGACTACCTTTGGTTGAGTATTGGAATGTAGATTTATCTTACTTCTCAATACATTTACTTGTTGGCTGTGTTTCTTCAGATACAAGTGGTCGTTCATTTAAAGGACTAACACCCTCTGCAATAACTAATTATTACAATTTCAGCTCTTTAATTGTTTAATATATGGATAAAAAAAACATAATATCAGCAGTGATAGGGTTTGTAATTTGCGCAGCCCTATTGCAATTTTGCGAAGGACCAAAGAAAGAAGATAGAGTTGTTACAAAGACAAAAGTTGTAAAAGTAATAGACACTCTTAAAATAAAGGGAGGTATTGTAACAAAATATAAACAAGTATTTGTTAGGAAGACAGATACGTCTATTGTTTACTTGGATAAACCTGACACAACATCTATTTGTGCTAACTACTACGAGCAACCTATTATTGGAAAAAGAAGTAGCGGTATTGCTAGAATAACAACTACAGGAGAGTTAGTGGACTTTTCAGCAACAATAGAATGCCAGGACAGTATAACAGAAACTACAATAACAAAATACAGAGATAAGAGTCAATTATTTTTATCTGGAGAATACAATACAAGTAGAACTATACAATTAGGTGTAGACTACAATATCAAGAATACAATATTACTAAAGGCTGGAGCTGGATACAACTTTGAAAGTAAAGTTCCACATATTTCATTAGGTGTAGGAATACCTATATTTTAAGTATCTTTGCACTTTAATTTTAATTTAATTTAATATGAGTTTAGTTAGAAAAATAACAATCAGAATAGATAAAGATAGTGTTATGCACTACCAAGTAGGGAGCAAGGTTTTTTCAGGCTCTAAGGTAGTATCTGACATTATCAAGGAAGGAAAGTTCTTTGACATCTATGTAAGAGAAGCAGATAGCGAAGTAAAGATGATATGGAAATCTTTTAATTTAGATTCCGTTATACACATTGAATACGAAACTGATTTGTAATTATGAAGAGTCCGCATTATTTCATTGTAAAACCTCTAAATTCACAGAGGTATTCAAACTTGTCTGAAAGCGGTTTGTTATTAAACATATCATTTGAGGACCACAACTTTACACAAAGGGTTGCTGAGGTTATATCTACACCAATAGGGTATGAAGGAGATGTTGAAGTAGGTGACTTAATTGTAGTTCATCATAATACATTTAGAGTTCAATACAATAATCAAGGAATACCATTAGAGAGTAAATACCATATTGAAGACGATTTATTCTATGTAGAATTACCGTTAGCTTATATGGTTATTAAGGATGACGAAAAAATAGCTTTACCTCCTTATTGTTTTGTAGAACAAACATATATTGAAGATAAATGGAAAGGACTTATTCAAGAAGAGCAATATGGTATATTGAAGTACAAGAATAAAGAAATGACTAATTTTAATCAAGGAGATAAAGTTGGAATGATGAAGGATTCAGAATATGAATTTGATGTATTTGGAGAGAAGTTATATATGATGAATCAAAATAGATTATTACTTACAATATGAAGGGATTAAGTAAAGATATTGAAATAGCTGTTGATACTGTAATTGAAGGATTAGAGTATGAAACTGATATGTCTTTAGTTGATGCTGACAAAGTAAAGACTATTGTAAAAGCAAAGGTAGATTCATTTAAGTATGGTAAAGATTTACTTGTGAGATGGCAGAATAGCAATAACGCTCCAAATGACGCTACTTTAAAGAAATACGTAAGAAGATTAATCAAGGCTGGAGATATTGCTTTAGAAGTCCTTAGAAATGCTTTAAGGAGTAAGATTGATTATAATGAATTAGATCCATCTAAACACCATTTAGCTATTTCCGTTAAACCATCTATTCACCAGGCTATTGTAGAGATAGATTCCGCATTGATGGAATTACGTTTACAATTAGACGCTGATAATATTAATCTAAAGGATAATGAGTTTAAGAGAGGATATCCTGAGAAGTTTGCCTCTGGAGAATTTTTACCTACAAAAGATTATTATAAAGAATGGTATGATAAAGAAAATGATGCTGTAATTATATGCCCTAAGGGAACTAAAGGTGAATTAATTAAAGTTGGAGAATTAAATGTTATACTACCAGAAATACCTGCAAAGAAAGATATACTTTTTTCTAAACTAAAGAAAGATGACCAATATTGGAGAAGGCTTGATGTGCCTACTGGATTATCTCAAGATACTGTTGAATCATACGCTGAATATATAATAGAGGAATTTAGAAGACGTAGAGAGGGTATTTGGTTTATGAATAATGGTAAAGCCCAATATTTAACAGGAACACATTACTTTGCCTTACAATGGGTAAAGATGGAAGATTCAGGTGGATATATGGACTTTAGATTTGCTCAAAGAGATATGTTTTACTTTACACAAGCGTGTATTGTAGATGATAGATGTCTTGGGGAGTTGTTTGTAAAGTCAAGACGTACAGGTTATACTTATCAAATACTTTGTCAATTACTTAATGATGCAACCTCTGTATCAAATGCAAGACTTGGCATAACATCTAAATCTAATGATGATGCTGAAAAGGCGTTCTCTAAATTAAGTTATGGTTTTTTAAATTTACCTTTCTTCTTTAAACCTATTGTAAAGGGTGTAGAAGATTCAAAGAAAAAATTAGACTTTGCCAAACCTTCAGATAGAAGTAAGATTGGAAAGAAAAAGAACGATACAAATACAGACGACTACTTAAATACATTAATTGACTTTTTACCAACGAAGAATGATTCTTATGATGGTCAGAAGATGTTTAGATATTTAGCTGACGAGGCTTCTAAATGGACTAAACCAGCAAACTTTGAAAAACACTGGGGTCAAGTATCGCCAACTTTTGATACAGGAGGTAGAATTGTAGGTAAAGCATTTGTAGGTTCAACTGTAGCTGCTATGAAAGATGGTGGTGAAGAATACTACGAATTGTATAAGTCTTCAATGATTAAAAAGAGAAATAAAATTACAGGTAGAACACCATCAGGGCTATACACTTACTTTTTACCAGCCCATAAGAATATGGAGGAGTTTACAGATAAGTATGGTGTTTGCCACGAAGTTATAGAGAAAGGTAGCGGGTTTGAGAATGTTCAAGGTAATTGGAAGACAATAGGTTCAATTCAATTTTTAGAAGCTAAGAGAATCAGTAAGAAGAAGGAAAGCGACATTTCTTATAACGAAGAATTAAGAGCATTCCCAATGACTATTGATGAGGCATTCAGAGATGAGTTATCTCAGTCCACATTTAATATTGAGAAGATATTATCGCAAGTTAAAATTAATGACGAACACGAAATAGAAAATACCTTAGTTAGAGGTAATTTCCAGTGGAAAGACGGAGTACAAGACACAGAAGTAGAATGGCATCCTAATGAAAAAGGTAGATTCTTAATATCCTGGATACCCCCATATGAAATGCGTAATAAATTTGAATGGAAGAATTTATACGGAATGCAAACAAGGTTTCCTTTGAATGAAGATATTGGTGCTTTTGGTTGTGACCCTTATGATATATCAGCTACGGTAGAAGGAGTTAGAAAAGATGGTTCTTATAATGAGAATACAGATAGAGCATCTAAAGGTGCTTTACACGGATTAACATCGTTTTCATTTTCTAATGCACCAAATCATAGTTTCTTTTTAGAGTATGTAGCAAGACCAAGAACAGCAGAGATATTCTTTGAAGATGTATTAATGGCTTGTGTTTTTTATGGTATGCCTATATTAGCAGAGAATAATAAACCACGTTTACTATATCACTTTAAGAACAGAGGTTACAGAGGATATTCTATATCTCGTTTTGATAAACCTGAAAATAGATTATCTCCGACAGAGAAAGAATTAGGTGGTATGCCTAACTCCTCTCAAGATGTTATAAATATGCACGCTACTGCAATAGAATCTTACATAGAGAAATACGTTGGATCGTATGATGATGATGGAGAAATACCAAAGAATATGCCCTTCAATGCTACACTAAAAGATTGGATGAAATTTGAAATAAATAATAGAACAAAATACGATGCATCTGTTAGTTCTGGATTAGCTATTATGGCTGTCAACAGAAAGATGTATATGCCAAAACAAAGAGAATTAAAGGATATTACTATAAATTTAAGATTATACAATAACTAATTATGATAAAAAAGAAAACAGAAGGCGTTTCAATTACTTATAGAAGTTTTCCAGACCAAAATGTACCATTTGAGGTTCAATCGAGTACAGATTACGGTTTACAAGTAGCTGAGTCTATACAGTACGAGTGGTTTTCAAGAAGCGCAAGAAGTTGCAAATACTTTGAACAAAGAGATGACTTTCACAATAGACGTATGTATGCTAACGGTATGCAAAGTTTATCGAAGTACAAAGAGAAGTTTGCTGTTAATGGTAATATGTCTTACTTAAATTTAGACTGGAAAGTTGTTCCTGTAATACCAAAATATGTAGATATTTTATCTAATGGTATGGCGCAGAGAGAGTTCCAAGTTAAGGCTACTGCCGTAGACCCTACATCTATTAAGCAAAGAGCTGAGAAGAAAAGAGGTTTAGAAAGAGATATGGTCGGTAAGGATATGGCTATTGACATCAAAAATAAATTAGGTATTGATGTAACATCTGTTCCAATTGATAAAATACCTAGCTCAAAAGAAGAGTTAGATATTCAAATGGAATTAGAATACAAACCACCTATTGAAATGGCAGAAGAAGTTGCTATTGAATCAATCTTTAAATTTAATGATTACGACAAAACAATTAGACGAAGAGTCGAAAAAGATATTATAGAGGTTGGAGTTGGTTTTGCAAAACACAGATTTACACCTTCAGATGGTGTTAAGTTGGAGTACGTAAATCCTGCTAATCTAATTTGGTCTTACACAGAAGACCCTTACTTCCAAGATTGCTTTTATTTTGGAGAGTATAAAAATGTTAATTTATCTGAGGTGTATAAAGAATACCCAAATCTTTCAGCAGAACAAAAAGAGAGATTACAAGGCATTTCATCTTCTTGGAACAATTACTACGAATTAAACTATGATAGTCAAAACACAGACGTACTAGATGGTAAAATAGGTTTACTTTACTTTAATTACAAAACATCAAGAGAGAAAGTTTGGAAAAAGAAAAAGAACTCTAAAGGTGGTTTAAAAGTAATACCAAAAGGTAATGACTTTATTTACAAAGGAACAGGTGATGCTGACTTTGAAAAATTAACTAAGA